CAAGCAATTCCTCCAGCGCCAGCTGAACCATTAATAACTTGAGCACCGCCACCGCCGCCAACTGCAATTGCATAAACAAAAGTCACTCCATCAGGAATTGCAACTCTACCTGTATTTCTAATAGTTTGTTTTAATTTTAATCCGTGCGGCAATACAGTAGATAGCGCATCAGAAGGCGTAAAAGTATTATTTGAAGGAAACCAAGAACTTACTTCAGAGCTAGACTGTCCACGACCAACTGGATTTGCCATTAAACAATCCTATTAACGTATCCTGAAATAGTAATTACTGATCCTACAGATGCAGATGCATAAATTGTTGTTGCTGATCCTGGAGATCCAGCAACTCCTGTAAGCATAAGTCCAGGAGTAATAAGAGTTAAACCAGATTGCGGAGGGATTGATATATAATTTGGCGCATTTTGTGCACCAGAACCAACTGTAGGACCACCACCATAAAATAAAGTTAATGTAACTGGTGCTAAAGAAGTGTTTGTAGCATAGAGCCAAACTTCATCAATAGTCGTTGCATTAGTATCTGTTGCATGAATTGTATTCATTGAAGCAGGATTAGCTGTTGCAGTACCTGTTGAAGATGTGTATGTTCCAGTTGCTGCATTTGTAACTGTAAAACTTGTTGTTCCTGTAACTGAAGCAATAGGTACATTTGCTAAGTTATATCCAGTATTTAAAGCGCCTGTTGTATTAGTGCTTGAAACAACACCAGAAATAGTAACAATTTGACCAGCAGTAAAAGCATGAGTTGCTGTATAAGTAATTGTTCCAGAAGATGCTGTAACGTTAGTTATAGCAGCAGATGTTAAATTTACTGTATCAATAAGTATAGGTCTACCTGATGTAGAGTTTGAAAGTTTTACTTTGCTATAAGTTGCCATGTTTTATTATACCATTTCCTATCCAAATACCTGCATTGATATTATTGCTTGATCTGAATCATAAATTGCGTTAGCACCTGCTGGACCCGCGGTACCTACTGCCCAAGTTGGAGCATTTGTAGCAGTATTATATGTTAGCACATATCCATTGGTAGCAGATGGGGCAAGTCTTGTTGGAGTTCCAGATGCCCCGCCATAAATAATATCTCCAGCAGTAGTCATTGGGGAAGTAAGTTTTGCATTAAGTGCTGTCTGTGTAGCAGTTGAAACTGGTTTATCTGCATCTGCTGTATTATCAACTGAACCCAATCCAACCATAGATTTGGTGATGCCAGCAACTGTTCCAGTAAATGTAGGGGAAGATAGAGGAGCCTTTGAATTTACTACTGTAGTTAATGCGGCGGCAGCTGATTCATCTGCAGCTAACGCTGTAGCAATTTCTCCCAATGTATCTAATGTACCTGGAGCTGAATTAATAAGATTATTTATGGCAGTTGAAATAGCAGAGTTTCTATTTGTTACTTCCGTTGAAATAGCAGATGTAACTTCTGAATCTCTTGCAATTCCCGCTGGAATTTGTGAATCTGGAATTTTACCAGTTCCATCTAATGATGCAACTCCATCTATATTTCCAACATCTGATTGTGGAACATATGTTGTTGCCGCCGTATTTCCTAAACTTGTAATTGCTGTATCTACATAGGTCTTAGTTGCAATTGTGCTATCTAATGATATGGTTATTGTGTTAGCTGGATCGTTATAGGATATTGATATTCCTGATCCCGCCGTTAATGCTGCCGCTACTGCATCTACCGCTTCCTCGTTTGTGTATCCTGCGGCGGCAGAAATGCTAATACTGTTTCCAGTATCGTTATAATTAATAGTAATGTTTGTATGAGTGCCTGCGGCTAATGCGGCGGCTACGGCATCTTGTGCCATCTCATTTGTGTATGTTGGGTTAGTCTCTAATGACCGTACTCTATAATCAAGGCTTGTTGCATCTGCTGAATTATTAATTCCGACCTTTGTCTCAAGGACTTCAATGGCATCATTTATGTTCGCATGCTGAGAAGCATGAGAAGGATTGTTTACTGGGTCGGAACCTGCAGGATTTGTAAGGTTATCCAACGAGGTAGGAAAATTAGTAGCCATATCTCTCCTATTATACCCCAAATGGGTTCCTGAATTAAATTACTCTTCCCTTAGTATATCATTAGATAGCTTAATGGCGGCAAGCCGAAATTTAAAGTCTGGTTTATTTTCCATCTTAGACAAAGTCTCCATATCATCTGCTAGAGAATGTAGTAGTTCTGATATAGGACCTTCTATAACTTCTGCTGCCGATCTTACTATTATGTAGTCATTAAATGGCGGTGGTAAAGGTATATCACTCATAAGATTTTTTACTCCATACATGATCTCTATACCAGCCAATTAATTGTCTTGCAGATTTATTTGAAGCCCTATGTCCTTTTTCAATTAAAGAGTTGTCTATCTCAGATTGCCAACTATCTCTTTTAAATGGAATAATTTGTAGTAATGGAGTTCCCGTTTTAATCTCACCACTAAATCCCTTTTTTAAAAACACTGAGTAATTACCTGGAAAAAATGGCTCTTTGTCAGAATCTACAATACCAGTAAGTGCCATAAAGGGTAAGTCAAATCTATTGAATGGTTGAGTTACGAGAATACTATATCCTGGTGGTGTTTGTATATATAACGGATGTAATAAAGCGTAATGAATATCCCAGTATCCTGCTGGTAAAGTCATCTTTCCGCTTTGTTCAAATTCTCTTCCAGCAAGAACTGAAGCTTTTTCGTCTTTCCATCCTATTCTAGGTGCAATTTCATCATCAACTACAAATAAATCTTGCCAAAGCTCAAATGTGTAACCAGCTATCATTGCATCTGTAAAAGGCATACATACTTTAAAAGTTTTGCCATGGTCTATAAAATTTTCTTTTTCTGTATTATAAAACCTAGAAGTATTTTTATACCATTCTGGAAGATATCCTTTTGTTGGAAGTGGAGGATTTATATCATAGACTCTTGGTTCTAAGGCAAATTTTATTTTTTTCATGTGTTCCTAGATAAAGTGTTTAGTAATTGCACCAATTGCAAGAATAGACCAACCGACATTAAAGTAAATAATGGTCGGAAGAATTTTAACAGTTGAGGTCAATATAAGAGCCATGCTTGAAGCAAGGGCAAATATGTATAACCACCAGAATTGAATACCAAAGAGTAAGCCAGGAATAATGATACAAAGCTTTGTGCTAAATGCCCAAAACTCAATTGCATTGGTCTTATTCCAATATGACTTTCGACCTAATTGTTTAGTTACTTCAAGTATCTCATTAGGCTTTATCATTGTGGATATTTTCTTTTAACCATTGGTACATTGTAGGAGATGCATCTGCTTCTTCCTGCCAAAGCTTACGGAATATATCCCAAGTCTTCCATGTGTCCTTACAGTATTCGTAATAGTCTACATTGTCATAATGCTTCCATCTTTCAACTGTATCTTTGTTTACTGGGAAGTAATTAAGTCCTGTAGCAATACAATGAATTCCTCCGATTCCATCGTGTCTTTGACGGTTAATTTGAATATCTGCAAGATCATTAAATCCTATAACCATTGAAGCCTCTAGTGACGGAACATCTGGCTGGAATGTTTTATTTGTGACATCTCTCCAATATTGAGTATCTGTTCTATTTGATAGAGCATAATGCTGTGCAACAAACTCTTTAAATCCTAGATATTGACGACGAGTAGTAGCATTATATGCATCTCTATCCCATTGTGTGACCGTTCCTCTAGACAATGTCTTTACAAGCTTATCTAAGAACTCATGTACTGTAAATAGACCATTTGATTCTAGTGGCTCAATAAAACCTGCTGCAAATCCAATTGCTACAACATTCTTAACAAATGTGCGCTGATGGATGCCAACCCTAAACTTAATGTATTTAAACTCAAGTGCCTCTACATCACGATCTGGATTATGAATTGTCATCTTATCTGACTTAAGGTGCTGCTTAAATTCTTCTAGGGCTTCTTCCTTTGATACATGGTTATCACTAAATACATAACCTGTTCCAATTCTTTCCCATGATGGAATATTCCATACCCACCCATTATTGATGGCGGTACAATTAGTGTAAGGCTCCATTTCCTTTTCAATATCTGTGTAAGGAATACGAGTGGCCCATGCGCTGTTATTTGGAAGCATATGACCAAATTCATTCCATGGCTCTTCTAATGCCCCTTCAAGAAGCATAGACTTAAATCCTGTACAGTCAATAAATAGATCTGCTGTAATGAGTGTGCCATCTGTTAATACTAGAGATTCAATTCCCGCCTCATTTGTATTTACTGATTCAACTGTTTGAGGAATTACTGTCACTCCACGAGGAATACAATAATTGTTTTTTAGCCACTGGCCAAATTTTGTAGCATCAAAGTGATAGGCTACATCTTGCTTAAAGTTAAAGTTTCCAAGCTTACCTGATTCATTCCAAGACAACTTGTTTTCTTCCGCTAACGTAAGAGCGGGATAAAATGTACGAGCATAATCTGCTACATCTAGATCTGGGAATTTAGCTTTCTTAACATACCAGTCATTTAGACCATTTACTGTTCCATCTGTAAACACTTTGCCAAATGGGTAATGGAATCCGCCTGCATCTTTCTTATAGAAATCTGTAAACTTAATAGACATCTTATATACGGCATCTGTTGCTGGCATAAAGTCTTTTTCATCAATGCCAATCCAATTAGCCCATCCAGTAATTCCGCCAAGTGTTGATTCTCCAACACCTACAATTGGATAATCTGGGGATTCAATGACAATGACTTCTTTATCTGGGAATGCTCTTACCATTGTTGCAGCGGACATCCATCCAGCGGAACCCCCGCCAACTATTACTATCTTATTTAAATTAATCATGATTATCTATTCTACTAGTTTTAACAGTAATTTGCTGTTAAAATTAAAATGTCTCTATTTAGTAATTATACTATTTATAGAGACACTTTGTCAATATTTTAAACTTTATTTTTCTCCGAGCTTTTTCCACTCTTGAAGATCTTCTCTCCAAAAATCTTTACCTTCTGGTTTTGCGCCTAATGGAGACTCCCACTCAAAAGTTGTTTCATTAAATAACCATGATTCAAATGGTTTTACATCAATAAACTTATTATTTACTGAATCGTATGTTGAACCAATCTTTCCTTCTCTGGTAGCCTCTGTTACTTTAACGTGATATCCATTTTGTGATCCAATTTGTGAATCTTCACAAAGAATAAGATTTGTAACAATGCCTTGTTCTATTTTTGCGTATGTATTTATCATGGTATGTAGTACCTCACTATTACTGCTCCGCTTACGCCTGACTCATAGCCAGATCCGCCAGTTCCTTGACCGCCAGCACCATAATATTTTTCTGTTGAGTATATTCCTGAGTGGGCAGGAGATGAGTGCTGTGAACCTCCACCGCCTGAACCGTAGTATCTTGTTGTACCTTCAATATTATAACCATGTCCAGGGCCACCAGCTACTCCACCCGTACTAGTTCTATTTGCGCCTGCTCCACCTGCGCCACCGCCGCCTGCGCCGTAGTGATCTGAGTTATGATCGTTATTACTTGTTCCTCCACTAAATCCACCGTTATATGTTGGTGAGCCAACTGATCCTAAACCTGTGGAAGCTGTTTGTATAATTCCAGTTCCTGGTGCACCAGTGGTTCCAGAGTGATGACTTCCTCCTGCACCATTTGCACCATTAAGACCTGCTACTCCGTTTTGTCTTCCACCACCGCCGCCAAGTGCATAAACATTTCCAAAATAGGTATCTCCGCCGTTACTTCTTGAAGGACCTGCAACTCCAATAGAAACAGATGTGGTTCCTACTGCTTGATAAGCGGTAAGCTTGACACAACCACCGCCGCCACCGCCACCGCCGTATGCATGGCTGCCTCCGCCTCCACCAACTAACAATACGTTAATTAATGGCAATGCATTATTTGGCAAAACAAAGTTTCCTGATGATGATATTACAGACGGGAAAGATGCAAACCCATCTAGTGCGTTATTAAATACTGTTGTTGATTTAACTGATGCTTTAAATAATGAAATATAATCATTGGTTGGGGCAACAATATTAATTGATGTAAATGCATGACTTACAACAGCCACATACCCAAGTGGTATTCCTGTTGTTACAGAAGCTCCCACAAAGTAAGCATATCCTGAATTTTTGTTATATGAAGCAAGAACATAATTTCCTGGGGCACCTGTTTGCGCCCATGTTCTATTATAGGTAGGCATATTGACTGATGCAATATAATCAAATCCTGGAGTTCCTCCGCCACCTGATGGCACAAATGCTTGAATTCCCATTATACGTCGATCTCCACTCCGTAAGCATTAAATGTTACAAGTCCTGATGATGACTGAACTGTAATAACATCATTTGTATCTAGTGTAATTCCTAGATTTAGCGCTACGCTTAGATTTGATCCAACCTGTACATCATATGCAATGTAGTGATCTGTTGTTAATGTTGCGCCATCTGGGCGAACTGAAATTCTGTATGTAGCAGAGTTTGCATCTCTGTTAGCAACTGTGATGCAGTTGATAATGGTCTGCTTTGATCCACTTACTGTATATAAATTAAAATCTGTTGTTGCTGCTGGTGACTTTTGTCCCAGAATCTTGTATACCATTGCCATATTTTTATACCCCTACCATAAAGAATGTGTGTAATGATGCTCCTGCACCGCTTACCTGATTTATTGCTGAAACTCTTGCTGTACTGATATCAGCTAAAGCGGTTGCTCTATCTAATCCAATGTCTGCTAAAGATGTAACTCTTTTTGTCTCAAGATCTGCAGAAGAAGTAGATCTTTTTGTTTCTAGGTCAACAATTTTATCTGCAGTTGCCTGAACAATATCATCAACACCTAACAATGTTCCTAATTCACCTAGAGCCTTAGCAAGATAAATTACATCTTGTGCGGTTGTTGCAGAACTAGTCAATGAAGTAATCTTCGTCTTCATTGTACTGATCTGGGTACTTAAGCTATCATATGTTGGCATTTGTGATCTCCTTGATAAAGTATATCATACGTTCTTTTATATTCCCAGCCCTAGTTCTAAGTTAATAAGACGGTTATTGAATGAGGCAACCTGGGATAGGGCGGATAAATTAATATTTCCCAGTTGGGAAGTTGGAACATATCCTGAATCATCTAGGCTTGCTACCCCGTTTGAATTTCCCACATCTGATTGAGGAACATAAGAGGTCGCGGCAGTATTAGATAGGCTAGTAATTGCTGAATTTATATATGTTGATTGGGCTGTAGATACTGGTTTATTCATATCAGATGTATTATCTACATTTGAGAGTCCGACCATAGACTTTGTAATTCCCGACACCGTTCCCGTAAATGTTGGGGAAGCAATTGGGGCTTTAAGGGCAAGGCTGTTTGTTATGGTAGTTGAAAAGTTTGCGTCATTTCCAAGGGCCGTTGCTAGTTCGCTTAATGTATCTAGTGCTGTTGGTGCTGCAGCAATTAAATTTGCTACTGCTGTTTTAACAAACTCTGTTGTTGCAAGTTGATTTGTATTTGTTGTTGCAATTGCAGTTGGTGCTGTTGGCACTCCAGTTAATGAAGGGCTAGCAAGCGGTGCTTTAAGGTCAATAGCAGCCTGTGTGGCTGTTGAAATTGGTTTAGCGGCATCTGTAGTATTATCTACACTTCCAAGCCCGACCATTGCCTTTGTAACGCCTGAAACAGTACCTGTAAAAGTTGGAGAGGCAATAGGAGCTTTCAATGCAAGTGCAGAGTTAACATTTGATGTTAATGCTAGTGCTGCAGTATCTGCAATTCCATGAATATTTGTAGTTGCTGAATTATGTGTTGAAACTTTAGATGTAGCATCAGTTGATGCTGTTGTAATTGCCTCAGATTTGGCAGTAGATATTGCAGAATTTCTTGCAGTAACTTCAGATGCAATTGCAGTTGAAACTGCGCTATCTGAATATGTTTTTGTTGCAAGAGCTGCAGTATCTGCAATTCCGTGTACATTTGTTGTAGTTGAATTATGTGATGTAATTGCTGCAGTTAATTCAGAAGCTAGTATACTACCATATGCTAATGCTGACCAAACTGATGAACCATTACCTATTTTAAACTTATTAAGGACTGTATCAATTCCAATTTCCCCCGCCTGTAATACAGGGTTATAAGTATTCCAATTTGTAGTAGTGTCTCTGCGTAATTTAAATATTACATTTGTAGTTATCATACAGGATTAGCTCCTCCGCCATCATAATTTACTCCTGATGCTGCCCCAGTTGAAACTACTGCGCCATCGTATGAATGAAGATGTTCAAATACAACTGCTGGATCTGTAAATAAAGCCCATTTGTAGCCGTCCCACTTCCATTTAATTCCAGTGCTTGTGAATGTTTGACCTACTGTTGGGCTTGTTGGGAATATTGTTGCTGAAGTAGCCATAACAATATTATACCCTAGATGCGTATGATGGTACTGCTACCTGTGACTGTGTTTGTGATATTAGGTAATATTGTCCACCGTCTGTATAGTGTGCATATGAAGTTGCGCTTCCTGGTGTTTTAGCAATAGATAAAACTTCTGTTGGTGCCCAGTACTGTGGTGTTTCTACAGGAGTGGGAAGGAATCCAGTAGCAATATATGTTGCCTTTGAATACTTCTTATTAAACTTATCATAAATATAATCAGCATCTTCTGTATATGTCCGACCATTCATATTTCCAAGTGTATCAAATGCTTTTGTTGCTGACTTAAAATTCTTAATAGTAGTATATGTATTTGTTGCTGGATTATAGTATCCAAACCAGTAATCAAATGTAGATTCAGTTCCTTTATCTACCGCCGTCTTTCTTTCACCTGAAATATAAACCTTGCCTTGATAGGAGAAGATAAATGTGCGGTCATAAGAGTTTGAAGGTTCTCCAGGCATCTTAGCAATAGCAGACCAAGTATTAGTTGATCCCGTCCACTTATATGCTAGGTTTCCAAAATAATGTGTTGTAGGAACATTTGATGTTTCTAGATAATGTGTTCCAAATGTATATACATTTCCGTCTCCTGGAGCGGCCATAAGAATATTCATTGTATTCAAAGCATCTGGGTAATTGGTTTTTGCTGTTTGAGTAAATGATGAAGTAGACATATCCTTTTGAATAAATGTCCGATACATGGTCTGATTATGTGTTTGAACTCCGCCTGCAGAGTTATATTCTCCGCCTCCTACAATGTATATCTTATTGTTTGTATAATCAAAGGCAAATGATGCACCCTTGTAATTATTTGAATAAAGATCAACTGAAGCCATTGTTGTGGCATTTACAATCTTACCTGCATAGTATGCATTTGTAGCAACATCATATGTTGGGTAAGACCAAGCATAGTCTGTTCCGCCGATATTTCTACATGTTAGGGCATTAGTAAGCTGTACTGCTGCAGTTGTAGGAAGTGTTGGGGTTGGTGTAGTATTTGTATTTGAAATCAATCCTGAAGATACTATAGCATTTGAATTTGTTGGCCAATTGATGTACTGATTATCTGAAACAAGAACAATCTTGGCCCAATTCTTACTTGGGTTAAAGTTCCATGTTGTAGTAAATGACGGGCTAACAAAAGATGTGTCAATTATTGCTCCGTCGCCATCTAAAATATTAATATAAGTAACATTAGTTGGAGCACCATTAGAAAAATCAAGGCTATATAGACCAGCATTTACAAGCATTCCTACGTTTAAAATAAAGATGCGTTGTTTTGTTACTGCTGATGTTGATGGTGCCTTGAACGTCAAGTTACCGCCTAGGGCGGGCAAGGAGTTCTTAGATACTAAATCTAGTGTTACTGCCATTTTTTACTCCTTTATTACTCTAGAGTTCCTGGAACTAATTCTACCCACTCTTGATCTTCTTCATTCCAAGCATAGCTGCCAGTAGCGGGTTTTGCAATTGGAGCTTCATGAATAAATGTTGTTGGATTTAAAACCCAAGATTCATGTATTTTAGTATCTGCAAATTTATTATGCTCTGGGCTATATTGTGCACCAATTGTTGCATCATTTGTAGATTCTGTTATCTTAACGTAATCTCCATTAAGAGAAGAAATATTTGAATCATCGCAAACAATTATATTAACGACAATATCATTTTCAATTTTTGCATAATTACTCATGGGATATAGTACCTCACAACAACAATACCTTGTGCACCGCCGCCTCTATCGCCACTCTGTGTTCCACCGTTTCCACCGTGCCCATAATCAAAAGTACTATGTCCACCAGCACTATTATATTGAGCGCCTCTTCCTCCAGAACCGTAGTTAAGACTTGTTCCAGTTATATCTGAGACGTGTGATGCACCACCCTGACCACCAGAACCGCTTGCTCCGTCTTGTCCTTGTCCGCCTGCGCCACCGCCGCCTCCGCCTCTATGATGATGGGCTGAGCCTCCAGGATTATGTCCTCCACTATGACCGCCATGAAATGTAGGAGAACCAGAAGTTCCTAGTCCTGTAGATGCAGTTTGAGTAACAGCTGTACCACCAAGCTGTCCTCCACCTCCGCCTGCGCCACCGCCGTTTCCAACATTATGACCATTTTGAACTCCGCCACCTGGATGTCCTCCACCATGTCCACCAGCTCCACCGCCTAACGCATAAACATTTCCAAAATATGTATCTCCACCCTTGCCGTTGTAGTTAGAACTATTATTTCCTGAACCAATGGTTACAGATGTTGTTCCAACTGCTTGATAAGCTGTAAGCTTTACTACAGCTCCTCCACCGCCACCGCCACCGCCATGATCGTGTTGACCTGCTCCGCCGCCACCGCCACCGCCGTTAACAAGTACATTTACAAGAGGCAATGCATTATTTGGTAAAACAAAGTTTCCTGAAGAAGATATAATTGACGGAAATGATGAAAATGCTGCAAATGCATTATTAAATACTGTTGTTGCTTTAACTTTGGCTTTATAAAGGCTAACCATATCATTTACTGGTGCAATAATATCAATTCTAGTAAATGAATGTGTAATGTTTGAAAGTCTATTTAGTGGAGCACCTGTTGTTGTGCTTGTACCGACAAAATATGCATATCCGTTTTCTTGATTTGTAGAATAAAGGGCATAATATCCAGGTGTTCCACCTTGTGCCCATGAACGATTATATGTGCTCATATGAATAGAGGCAACGAATGTCATATTAGCCTGTCCCCCGCCACCGCCTACTGCGGGAAGTGTATTAAAACCTGGCATTATGCATCTACCTCCGAACCAAATAGATTAAATGCTATTGTTGTTGCTGCGCCATAAATTTCTACAATATCTCCTGCAGACAATGTCATTGAAAGCTGAAGTGCTTGTGATACTGCAGCAGCTGACGCTGTGTCATATACAAGAATTTGCTTATCATTTGCTGCAGCACCTGCAACTCTTACTCTTACACGATATAGAATATCATCTGTTGAAAGATTTGCAACAGTAAGTGATGAACAAATTGCCTGCTTTCCTGATGGAACAGCATAAATCTGTGTCCATGTTGTTGCTCCTGAAGGAATTACTTGTCCTAATACCTTATAATTAATTGCCATTTTATATCATGCTCCCTATAAATAGTACATTGAAATTTGTTGATGCCGCATTAATTTGGTTCATCGTCGTTGTACCTAATGTTGTAATATTGCTAATTGCTGTTGCTCTTTCTGCTACTACGTCTGCCACCGCTCCGACTCGTGCAGTTTCAAGTGATGCAAGAGAGGCAGTTTTTTTTGTTTCAAGATCTGCAATTTTATCTGCAGTCGCTGTAACAATGTCATTTACGCCAAGCATGCCACCTATTGTATTTAGGGCAGATGCTACATAAACTAAATCTTGTGCTGAGTATACTGATGCTGCAAGACTTGCGGCAATCTCAGATTTTACTAAAGCAATTTCAGTACTTAGTGAATCATATGCTGGCATTTACATCAACTCCATTTTATTCATTCTTAAAGCCATGGCAACTTTTTCATACGTTTTTTGCCATCCGCTTTTGCTGTATTGCTCAAGTGTATCATGAGTTGTATTAAAATACAGGTCTCCAACTTTAGCATTTTGTGGTCTTTCTGCTGTTGTGCCAACTGGAATACTTGTTCCTCCGCCGCCGCCTGCAGAGGTTATTGAAGCTGATGCCGCTTTTCTAATTCCCATTAAAATTCTACCCCCGAAATATGAAAGTTTACAGAGGTTGATGAGGCAAAACCTTTAATAGTTTTATTCTGGATCAAAACTGTTCTTGTATCCATAACTAGGGTATCGTTTGCTGCCACGGTTACCCCTGATAAAAATAAAACATCATCAAATAAAACTGAAGCTGTTATTGCAGTTCCTGTTGTATTTGTAATTGAAATATTTGTTACTATATTAGTTTTGCTAGATGGGACAGTATATAGAGTTGCTGAAGATGTGGCTGCTGGTGCCCTTACAAATTGCTTTGGTGTGTTTGCCATATTATCTCCTAGTATGCTCCCATTATTATACCAATTTCTGTGTCATAAACGGAATTAGTCATTGTTGTAATAAAATTGGCATCATTTCCAATAGCTGCCGATAATTCTTTAAGGGTGTCCAGCACAGCTGGAGCACCATCAATTATATTGCCTAGCTGAGAAATTGGAACTCTTCCACTAGAGTCAAGTGAGGCAATTCCATCAGCATTTCCTACATCGCTTTGAAGAGCATATGTAGTTGTTGCTGTATTTGAAAGGCTAGTTATTGCTGAGTCTACATATAATTTTGTTGAAGCATGTAAATCTGATGTAGGTGCTCCTGATAATGTAAGTAGTCCTGTTAAGGTTCCGCCCGATAATCCTAATTTTGTATTTAATGCAGTTTGAGTTGCTGTTGAAATTGGCTTGGCTGCGTCAGTTGTATTATCAACATTTCCTAAACCAACCATTGCCCGTGTAATTCCAGATACGGTGCCTGTAAAAGTTGGGGAGGCTAAAGGTGCTTTTGCTGCAAGTGAATTTGTTATTGTAGTTGAGAAAGAAGCATCATTTCCTAAAGCTGCTGCTAATTCATTTAAAGTATCTAAAGCTGCTGGGGCTGAAGCAATTATTGCAGATGCTGCATTTGTTGCTGCTCGATCAGCATATGCTGTTGTTGCAATTTGTGTATTATTTGTATTAACTGTTGCAGTTGGGGCAATAGGTGTACCCGTAAGCGTTGGGGACATTAAAGGTGCATATGTGCTGGCCGCTGTATTAGAAGCAAGTTTTGTATCTAAAGCTGCCTGAGTTGCTGTTGATACTGGTTTAGAAGAATCAGATGTATTGTCAACATTATTTAATCCAACCATTGCTTTAGTAATACCTGACACGGTTCCCGTAAATGTTGGTGAAGCAGTTGGGGCTTTAGTTGCTAAAGTATTAGCAATTGTTGTAGAAAATAATGCATCTGAATTTATTGCATCTGCTAATTCTTTAAGGGTATCCAGCGTACCTGGAGCACCATTAATTAAATTGTCTACTGCTGCTTTAACAAAAGCGGTGGTAGCAATCTGAGTACTATTTGTAGATGTTGAAGCGGTTGGAGCAGTTGGAGTTCCAGTAAAAGATGGGGAAGCAGTTGGAGATTTTGTTGCAAGTGTTGATGCAATTCCAGTTGCTAAAAGATCTGATGTAAATGTTGTAGATGTATAAGGATTTATCCAAGTGGTGTCATAATCTGTATTAGATAATTTAGCTGCTACTTGTCCCGTAGTTCCACCTGCCGCCACACCTGGTCCTACTGGACCAACTGGACCAAATGAAATTTCTACCCAATATGTACCATCATATGTATAGAAATGTGGGTCTACGTTGTTATACCACAAGTCACCTTGTGCTGCAGTTGCGGGTGCAGATGTGCCAATTGATACAGCGGAACCTGCTGATCCTGCTCCTACTTCAATCCATCCAGTATTTGTATATACTCTTACTTTATTAGTGACACTATTTAAATAGAGATCACCTATTCGTGGATTAGATGGGTCAGTGTCTAAACTAACCGTGTTTAAGGAGACTAATCTTTTTAAAGACATTTAGTCCTCCTTATCCAGTGATTACGACTCTGTATGCTCCAGCTGTTGGTGCAGTTGCGAAAGTTAATGTTACTGCATTTGTTGAAGTGTGATCAATATCAACTTCTACTTCTGAGTATGGCGAAGATGTTGCATATACCCTAACAACTACATCTCGTGTTCCAAGATTGTGTGTAGCTGTAAATGTATATGGGCTAACAACGGTTGTTGTTATATCTGAAGACCACTTACGTGCAATTGAGTGGTAGTTTGTACCATCATTTGTAAGTCCCCATGTTGTTGCAGATTGGCTTGAGCCAGCTGCTTCTCTCCATAGGATTTCTACGTCTGCAGATGTGCCACGCTCTACTCTTACTCCAGCATCTGTTGTTGGAGTTCCTGTAAAATCAGTATTAAGATTAATCTTATTATCAACAATGTTTACTTGAGTTGTATTTACAGAATTAACTGTTCCTGTTACATTGAGGTTTCCGCCAACAAGCAAGTTACCAACAACTTCTACGTTAGTTGGTAAACCAACTGTAATTGCTGCTGTTTCTCCACCTGATCCAGTTACTGTAATTTGATTTGCTGTTCCAGCAACTGTAGCAATATATGCTCCAGTTGTGTCGTCGCCCAAAGCAACGGAGTTTGGCTGAACTGTTGTACTAATTGTTACATTGCCAAGGTTGGTCATTGTTGCAGAACCAACTACATCTCCAGAAAGGGTAATTACTGGGTCATTGACATCAAAATTAAGTTTTCCTGTTGGGTCATCATAAGTTACATTGATACCACTTTCAGTATTACCTGATACCATTGCTCCAACAACATCTTCAACAGCTTCTTGAAAGTCATTTACTTGTGTTGATGGGATTGAAATGTCTTGATGTGCTGCAGAAGTTAATTGTCCTTGTGCATTTACTGCTACTGTTGTAGTTTTTGTTGCAGATCCATATGTACCAGCTGATACACCAGTATTTGTAATATTAAGTGATTCTGTATTTCCAGCATCGTTATATGTTGCCGTAATTCCAGTTCCGTTAATTACAAGAGCACCTACAATATCTTGTACACGCTCAGCATTTAATGTTACTGCTGCTGATGTTACTGTAAAATCTGTTGAATCAAATGAAGCAACACCCTTTTGAGATGCTGTAGCATTTTTTGCAGTAATTGTAATTGTGTTATCTGTTACTGCTGTATCAATTGCGCTATCACCAGTTACTGTTAATGTATCTGTTAATAGGTTTACTGTATCTGTGCCAGTTTCTCCAGCGATTGCAAGTGCTGTTGCTACTGTTACTGTTCCTGCCGCAGTCAATCGACCTTGGGCATCTACTGTAAATGTAGGAATTGCGGTTTGTGAACCGTATGAACCAGCAGTTACTGCTGTATCATTTAATTTTAATGTTGTTGTTCCTGCGGCATCATTATAAGTTGATGTTAATGCTGTGCCTGCAAGTACGGATGCGCCAATAACATCTTGGATAACTTCCGTTGATCCTGACATTGGCATCCACGGGCCATCTGGTGAAGATAGTCCATTGTAGTAGTACATCTTATAATCAGATGTGTCGTAATAAATCTGTCCAGTTACTGGGCTAGATGGTGCAGCGCCTAAGTTCTGGATTCTAGCATTAAGAAGCTCATTCTTGTTGAGATCAACGCTAACTAAAAATTTTCTTGCCATTTGCTAACTCCCTTAAGACAGGTACGCTGTCCCTGAGAATGGTTGAGCCATTGTCAGTGTTATTCTATCATTACTATTATAATCTATTCCTGTTTCTAAAACATCTCCTGCGCTTGATTTAATAGTCACATTAGGCTTCATTCCTAAATTATGATTTATAATAACAGAATATACCCCACTTACTGGTCCAGTTACCTGAGCCATTTCCCATGAGTATTCTAATGTCATATTAAGGAGGTAGCTTGTGGCTCCCGCCCAAGTTATATCTGTTGGTTTTGGACCATAAAATCTTGTCGTATTTTTGTCATAGTAGAAGTCTCCTTCAATTCCAAAGTTTTCTGATGGAGCGCCTGTTCCATTAAGGATACTTTTTCCTCTTGGACCTTGTGGGCCAGGAGTTGAAACAACTACTTCATTGTTTGGTACTGTTACAACAATTGTCTCTACCATTAGATTGTCACCGATCTGCTAAGGGTTATAAATCCCTCTAGCAATTTAATTTTGTTTGCGTTTGAGTCTGTCACCATAATGTCATATGATGATTTTGGATAGAATAGTTTATTTGTTTGCGTAGGGGTCATCTTTATAGTTAGCTTGCCAAGTAGCGGGGTTATTGTAATTCCACCTGCTGGAGATGTTAGACTAAATGCTAATTTGCTGCCGCCCTTTGTATCACGGACTTGCATCTTTGCTGTTGAGCCTGTTAAGTCAATAGGTAATCCATCATTGTCTTTATATTCAACAATAAATGAAAAAGTGGCATTTTGATCCACTTCGAAATTCTTTTGTCCTGCCATTTGCTAGTACTCCTAAATAGGAAAACTCCTATGCTTATTTTAGCATAGGAGCCGTCCTAATCGATATTAAATTATTTGTTACTTTTTAGCCTTGAAACCAAATTCTTGGTTGCTTGGGCTTAGAGCCTTTAGGATAACTGGAGCAACGGCTGCGATACCGCCCATTAGTAAATCCTTTGCATTTGTATTTCCAGTCATGTATAGAGCAATAGCTGCTGAAAGAAATGCACGAGCATATGTTCCAAGCGCTGCTAAAATTTCCTCTGTCATTGTAACCTTTCCATCCTTGTTAAGATCTTTTGATGCCATCTTAATCTCCTTCTTGGGCGGACGCCCTAGAATTTTCGGTTTTACCCGAATACTATAATTCTACCACTAAGCAGAAATATCTACAAGCTCACAATTTCCATCTGAGCTGCAGGCAAGCGTGGCATTGGTAGAAGTGCCATCCTCTGTCTCATAAAAAGATAGGTCTTCCCAACGGATATCCTTTGGCATCTTTTCAACAAGGGCATCATATTCTGCTTTATCTACTTCTTGATATGGAGCTTGTTTGTACGAATGATCTGAATGCGGCAGGAATGAAATTCCAGATACCTCATCAAAATGCTTATATACCCAAGCACCTACTTCCATCCATTCATCTTCTTTTACGGAAACTGTAATAGATGGTTTATGTTCACACCATGCACGTTGGTAAACTAACCAAATATTTAAGTGTTCAATAGCAGTTAAATCATTTCTAACAATTGCACCCTCTGGTGCTTTAATTGGGAATGAGAATACGTATGTATCGTTTGGCTTCATTACATCATCTTCTACAGGAATTCCGACTTCCTTCAAAAATGTAGAGATTGGATCTCCCTTTGCTCCACGTACTGTACGAATATAATATGGAGAATGCCAAGCATGCATTCCTGAAGATACCCCGACCAATTGAGATACTGTTCCTGATGGCTTTACACATGTAATAGCTGCAGACTCAGGAATCCCAATTTTCCCCGCCTCATCTTTATTCTTTGTTCTTGCTGATTCTCTAAGTGTCATTAAAAAAGCTTCTAGTGACACAAGGTCTTCTTTTCCTGACATAAACTTATGTCCAAATTGTCCAGTTAGAGAAACACCTAGTAGGCGCTCTTCTTCTGTATTGTCTTTCCAGATCTTGCGAAGATATTTAAAGTCTGTAAGCGTTGACTGCCACGTTCCAAGGATCGTTGCAAGTTCAACTTTGCGTTCAATTTCTTTCTTTGTATCATTCTCACGTAGTACGACTTCTGAAAGGTTACAAAACTGGTAAGGACGTAAGATAATTTCTGAGCACGGGTTAGTTCCATAGTGTATATCTGGATCTCTTCTTCCATACTTGGCTGCTTGGGCTTGAGCTGCGGCCACATTGTATATACCTCGTTCTCCTGACTTTGAATCATATAGAGATTTCCATTCTGCAATAAATTGCTCCATATCTGGTTTGCGTGAATACGCAACAGAGTTATTAGACAAAGCACGTTGTGTATTGGCTTCCCACCAGTTACCTGACTTAGCTTGTGCCATCTCAATATCGTTAATATTAGAAAGGGAAATCATTGCTGAGCGGCGAACTCCGCCTACAACAACTACTTCACCAATCTTGCACATAATATCGTGGCATTCAATTGGTTTAAGGTTTCTTCCTGTGGCGCTTTTAAATTTTGCAATTGTAAAATCAAATAAATTAATAAGTGGTTGTGGTCCAGATGATCTTCCACCCATTGTCTTAAGTCTTGCACCTGCTGGTCTTACTTTAGAAACATCAATTGCTGGAATCTGTCCTGACCAAAGCAGTGCAAGCAACTCACGGTATGCTTTAGCCCAACCTTGCTTAGAATCTTCTACTGTAATTACTGTAGTTGACTTCTCCAATGATTCTGGAACGGCAGGAAGCTTATTAATATACTTATACTCAACAGAGAATCCTACACCTGTACCGCACATAAGAATATACATTGTTTCATCAAATGAACGTGGGGAATCAACTGGAAGAAAAGCACAGTTATATCCTGCAACATTATCTCTTTCTAGCGCTACTCCTGAAGTCATAACAGAACGCATAGACGGCATTACATTTCGTTCGAATACACCATTTTTTAATTCCGCAACAAGCTTTTCATCTGGAATATAATTATAATTTTCTTTTAGATGGTTTAGCATAAAGTTAAAGTATCTATCTACTGTCTCACCCCATGTCTCACGGCGATTATCTTCTGATATCCATCTTGCATATCTGGATAACGCAATGAAATTTTCGTATGGGTTTGCAATAGTCTTAGACATTTTATAATACCTGTTTCTCCGCCTAGCGGTTAATTTAAATTTAGTGTGAAGATCCTATTCTACCAAAGAACAGTTAAAAGGGGAAGCCCTAATTAAATTTTTCTATTAAATGTTCAAAAGCTTTCTTGGTCAACTGATCCCAATTATAATCTTCATGTATTTTAGTTGACTGAGCAAAATAGTAACCAGAGTAAGCATTATAATCAATAGTTACTTCACGCATTAATTCTTCTAAATGTTTTGCATCTGGTTTAAACATTTTTCCGATGTATTCATCACCAACAGATTTAGGTAAAGTCTCATCTGTAAGTTTAGATTTTAATTTAAGTGGTCCCATGTAGTCCACGTAATGAGACCAATCATATGTTGATATAACTGGCATACCTGTTGCTAAACCTTGAAGCGGGATGAACCCAAAACCTTCTCCCCATGTAGGATATAACAAAACATGATGACTATGATATAAAGAAACAAGATCTGCTTCTTCTAATTCATCTGTGATTAAAGTTATATTAGTATATGCCGATTCTGGACTCATGAATTGATTATATTTATCATATACTCTAGTAGTATTAAACTTATGAGCTTTAATTGTTAGGTGATAGTTTGGATTCCCGCCAAATAATTTAATAAAAGTATCTACTGCTAGTTGTCCATCTTTTCTTGGAGATGGTTCTCCAATATGTAAAAATTTAAGTGGTTGTCCTTCTCTAACAACTCTACGCCTTGGTTTCCAAATATCTTCTATGCCATGTGGGTAAATGTATATTGGTTTTGTAATTCCATTATCTTTAAATACTTGTGCACACCAATCAGATGTTGCCCAAACTTCATCACAAGCATTAAATCTTTCAATCCAATCTGGTCTCATTGAAGTAGATTCCCACGGAGTGTATCCGATCTGATATTGATTTCTATGAAGCTTGTAATGATGTGGCTGTGTAAAGTTTAATTGAATAGTAGATTTAGGATTAGCAAAAGATACAGCATGTCCTAAATTATTTAAAGATTTAACAATATTTTTTCCAGCGTATCCAAAGCCAACTGCAGGATTTAATCCCGCTTGAATCGTATAATAAGATATATTCAAGTTTACCCTCTGTTAACTTTCTAGTTGACTGGCTTGACACCTACTGTCAAGTAATGTTATGATTATAGTTCGTTATCTCTAGAGGAGGAAATGCCAATGGAGAAAATAAAACAACAGGTGAGTGATTTGGTTCACAACACGGTTACAATAGTAATGATAACATTATTTATGTTTCCTGTACAGCCAGCAAGCGCCTTAACAGTACAACCTTTAGTGAAAACTGAAGCCCAACTAAAGCAAGAAGTCTTAGATAGTTTTAGTAAAGAGATTTACAAGCCATCTGAGATGCTTACAGACAAAGAGTTAGTATTACTACTTAAGACTGTAGGATTCGAAGGACTAGGCCTTAAGAAAGCTTGGTCAATAGCAAAGCGTGAATCTAATGGAAGACCGCTTGCATATGACGGGAATAAGAAAACTGGAGATCATTCCTATGGAATATTCCAGATAAATATGATTGGAAATCTTGGTCCTGAAAGACTTAAGAAATTCAACCTAAAGAGTAACAAAGAGTTATTCGACCCAGTAACTAACGCAGAGATAACGTACTACATGACTGATGGCGGCTCAGATTGGTCAAGCTGGAAGGGTATGACCCCAAAGGCTAAGGAATGGCTT